TTCGGTCGAGGCTTCGGTCGGGGCTTCGGTCGAGGCTTCGGTCAAGGATTCGGTCGGGGCTTCGGTCTGGGATTCGGTCTGGGCTTCGGTCGGGGCTTCGGTCTGGGCTTCGGTCTGGGCTTCGGTCGGGGCTTCGGTCAATGAATATTCATCTTATATTGATTTATCGAATTATGGATGGGCCTCCTTTTATGACTTTTTCGAAAAGATAAATCTGTTGGATAATTTCAATTTCAAGCAATATAAAAAGCTTATCAGATCTAATGTTTTCAATGCTTATGAATATGAAAATTACGTATTCGCAATTCAGCCTCCAGTGTATATAGAGACTAATTTAGCCGGAAGGCTTCATTCCACAACACAGGCTGCTGTCCAGTTCAGGGATGGATCGGAATATTATTTCATCAACGGTCGTTCTATTCCGGCATGGATTGTCAATGACAAAAGTTCCATCACGAAAGAGCAGTTTATGAAGGAAACGGATGCCGATATTAAAGGGGCTATTTACGAATCCATTGGACAGCAAGGTATGCTGGATCTACTCGGAGCGAAAGTAGTTGATCGGCGGGAAATCGTCCATGCTAACGGAGATAGGGAGGTTGTCGAACTTCTTAAAACGAATGATTTGTTTAAAGAAATCGATAACCAGCCTTTCGCATGGGTCTCGATGTGCTGTCCGAGTACGGGCACTCATTATCTGCAAGGTGTAGAACCGCACCATACGAACGCGATAGAAGCCATTGCATCCCTTTCGCCATTTAACGCTAAAGATTATTCATTCAATTTCAGAGCATAAATTATGGAAAACATCAGATTTCATCAGGGCGATGTGATCGGGGCTTCGATAGATGCGATCCCGGCATCCGCAATCATGGTTAAAAACCGTCCTTTAGCAATCAGCGACCGCACGAAGCATGCGCACGTGTTGACCGGTAATGTAGAACGTTACGAGGTTGACAAAAGGGTCATTTATAAAGTCAACGAGGAATCGATACTTCAGCATGTATCATTGTTATCTATGGACGATGAGTCTTATCGGTCGCCGATAGATCGGAAATGGGAAGATCATAAGCCGATCAGATTGTCCCCTGGCATATACGAGTTCTGGATACAGCAGACATACAATCCTTACACTCGATTGATGGAGGATGTGAAGGATTAAAAACGGAGTTTAATACAAGAATAATATGGAACGGTCAGAATCAATAAAGAGCCTTGCAATTGCTTTGTGTAAGTTTCAAGGTTCGGTAGCCAAAGTAAAAAAAGAAGCTACAAATCCATTTTTCAAATCCAAATATGCGACCCTTGCTAATATACTCGACGTAATTAGCAAACCATTATCTGAAAATGGGCTTGCTGTAAGTCAGTTGCCCGTTGGCGAAACCGGGCTCACGACGATTCTGATGCACGAATCAGGAGAATTTATTATGGAGACTTACCAGATGAAGCCCGTAAAGAATGATCCGCAGGGAATAGGCAGTTCTATCACCTATCAAAGAAGGTATGCCATCGGCGCTGTTTTAGGGTTGAATATTGACGATGACGATGATGGGAATGGCGCAAGTGGAAATAAAACGACCGCTAACAAATCATTAGGGCAGAAACCCGCTACTAACGATAAAAAAATGTTTTGTCGAAGTGATGAGAACCTGGTCAATTGTTTATGTGATTTGGTAACAGGTCAGAATTTGTGCGGTAAGAACACTAAAAAAGAAAAATGGACGATGGCGCAGTTCGAAACATCCTTGCGGGGATTTACCCCTGAAGATTACACTTGGCTGGTGAATCGCGCAACGAACGGAATCAAATCAAATCAAAACGTATAGCGATGAAAACAGCAGTCGAAATCATTGAATCAGAAGTATCCCTCCCTATTGCAATAAGTCAGGCAAAAGAATTTATACTGAGTGGAGAGATTGACCCACTGAAAGTGTGGGCTAATATGTCCCGGTTTAAAAAGATGATTGAGGCGTTGCAGGAGGATGCGGAAATTAAGGATTATGCCCTGCGAGAACTTTCCAAATACGGGAAGGAGCATCAGGTATCCGATTGTAAACTGGAGCAATTCGAGGCTGGCGTGAAATACGATTATACTGTGTGCGGAGACGGTACGCTGGATGAACTATATAAAATGCGTAACGCGGTCAATATGGACATCAAAGATCGTGAAAGTATGCTACGCGGTATTCCCGAGAATGCGACGTTGGCGGATGCCGATACGGGTGAAATTTTGCGGCATCCCATAAGGACATCGAAAACGACAATCAAAACAACTTTTAAAAAATAACGAAATGAGCGATTTAATCAATGCGTCGATTTGTGTGACCGACATACCGAAATCCAAGATCAAACTTGCCGAAAACGGCAAAAAGTACATGAATATCACCATTGCGACACGGCGCGAACCTGATAAGTATGAGAATACACATACAGTATTTATGAGTCAAACCAAAGAAGAACGGGAAGCGGGAACGGGACGCATTTACATTGGCAGTGGAAAAGGATTCGATTTTACACCGGCTGCAACGACTCCGGAAAGCGTAGACCAAATGCCAGTAGCATCAGACACGGACGATCTGCCTTTTTAAACCATGATCTACGACCTGAATAACATACTCGATAAAGAGCGTTTTAAACGTCGTTCGAACGATCTGTACAAGAAGAAAGCGGTCGTCGAACTGACCGAGAAAAAACGCAAAAGAACCCTGTCGCAAAATAGCTACCTGCATTACCTGCTCGGATACTATGCGATGGAAACGGGAAATACTATCGAATATGTGAAACGGGAATATTTCAAAAAACTGTGCAATCCTTCGCTGTTTCTGATTCCGAAACATGATAAATATATCGGAGATGTGTACGACTACCGCAGTTCCGCAGGGCTGACAACCGTCGAAATGACACAAGCGATAGAACGGTTTAGGAATTGGAGTTCATCCGAATGCGGGATATACCTTCCATCCCCCGATGAAGAAGCATTCCTGCAAAGCATTGAAATGGAGCTTGAAAGACACAAGAATTATTTATGAATGAGATCGAGCAGAAAACGTTCAATACAGTGGCCCATATTTCCGCAGGGAAGGCACTTTCCAAACTAATTCCGACCACTGCGACTATGGGGGAGATATTCTCTCTGATGAAGGATGCCGACAGCGAGGAAGTACGAAAGGCGCTACGCAGTCTGACGCGATCCGGAAGGCTCACATACGGCAGAACGATAAATGACTTTTACTTTAAAATTAATACGGATGGAAAAGAATAAAGACGACCCCCAAGGTGAATTTTACCGGTTGCTGAACGAGGAAAAAAGACTGATACGTCAACTCGGACGTACAGGGCTATGCACCGGGAAACTAAAAGAACTGAGCCGTATTCAGGCTCGCAGGGCCAAAATTGGCAAGATATTAAACATTGGAATGTTATAATCCGAATGGACGGCTTTATTCGATTAAATAGAAAGTTCTTCACGAATGTTTATTGGTCGCAGCAACGCACCTTTAGTCTGTCGGAAGCGTGGCTCGATTTGATTCAGATGGCACGATTTGACGCGGAACCAGCAACGAAAGAACTACCTAACGGTCGCTTGATAACTATTAAACGAGGCGAAATACACGCGGGTTTGCGATTCTTATCCGATCGTTGGGGCTGGAGTGTCGAAAAGACGCAGCGATACATCAATAAGCATATTAAAAAACACGAAATCGAACGCCGAACCGAACACGGAGAAAGCATTATAAGTCTCTGTAATTACGAGTATTACAATCCGATGGAAGGCACTCTGCCGAACACTACCTCAGACACTATGTCAGACACTACCCCGTACACTGCCCGAACACCGACCAGTACGAATAATAAGAAAGATAAAGAAGTAATATATAAAAAAACTCTCTCTAGAGAGAGAGTAAAAAAAGATTTCGTGCCGCCGTCTCTTTCGGACATGGAGGAATACTTTGAGCAGAATGGATACACTCGTGATGCAGCTAAAAAAGCGTATCTCTACTACACCGCCGGAGATTGGGTTGACAGCAAGGGGAATGCAGTAAAAAACTGGAAGCAGAAATGCATTCAGGTTTGGTTTAAGCCAGAAAATCAGTTTTTTAAAATGCCTTTGTAGCTATGTTTATCATCGAAACCAAAACGCAGAAATTATACGAAATTAATCCGGCGAGGCCGCATGGCGAGAATTACATGACTTGCCCGGTATGCTCGGAGACCCGCAAAAAGAAGCGGGAAAAGTGCTTCGTGTGGAATGTAGACAAGCAGGTCGGTCACTGTTGTCACTGTAATGCCACTTTTTCGGCACATATGTCGCTTAAATCCCGGCAACCAAAGGATTATGTCATTCCGGTATGGAAAAACAAAACTGAACTATCGGATGAAGCAGTAAAATGGTTTGAAGGCCGGATGATCTCGCAAGCTACGATTCGGGATATGCGGATTTATTCGGACAGAGAGTGGATGCCGCAGTTCGGTAAGGAGGTAAAGGTCATTTGTTTCCCGTACTTCATCGAAGGCAAATTAGTCAACATCAAGTACCGCGGGCCTAAAAAGTCATTTCGGATGGTAAAAGATGCAGAGCTGACGTTTTACAACTTCAACTGCACTTCCGAAGCCAAAGATTTGATTATCTGCGAAGGTGAAATGGATGCACTCAGTTTTATCGAGGCTGGGTTTAAAAATGTTGTTTCTGTACCGAATGGGGCCGGGGCTACGGATTTACCCTATCTCGACAATTACATCGACAGTCTCGGACACATCGAGCGATTCTATATCGCGACGGATTTTGACGATGCAGGATTGAAGTTACGCAACGAGTTGGTACGTAGGCTGGGCTCCGAAAGATGCTTGATCGTCACCTACAAGGGACGTAAAGACGCCAATGAGTTGTTGATTGCCGAAGGTGGCCTGGCTATCCGGGAGGTAATCAAAAACGCTCAGGAGATTCCGATTCAGGGATACATCCATCTGTCTGATCGATATGATGATATTTTCGCCATGTACCAACATGGGCTTCCGGAAGGGAATCGTATCGGCATTGCAGAAATCGACGAGACGATCCGGTGGGAAGTATCGCAGCTTGCCATTTGGACGGGCATACCTTCGCACGGGAAATCGGAAATGCTCGATTACATAGCGGTTCGTCTGGCTGTGATGCACGACTGGAAAACGCTGTTCTTCTCACCGGAGAATTATCCTGTCGAAAATCATTATGCGAAGATTGCTGAAAAGTTAATCGGCAAGCCGTTCAAAGAGTCGGACATGAGCCGCGATGAGTTCGATACGGTGTTTGACTACATTGAGAGCCACTTCTTTTGGCTCGATCCTTATGAGGATCCGACGCTTGAGAACGTTCTGAGCCGAGCAAAACAATTCATACAGCGCAAAGGAATCAAGCAGGTCGTAATGGATCCGTTCAACTGTATGGAACACAAGAGGGACAGAAGCGAAACGGGATCCGAATACGTTGGTCGCTTTCTCGATGAATGTTCCCGATTTACGAAACGTTACGGTATTCTGGGACATTTGGTCGCACATCCCACGAAGCTGGAAAAGATGCAAGGCGGAATATATCCTCCGCCGACACTCTACGACATCAGCGGATCCGCTAATTTTTATAACAAAGCCGATTATGGTTTGACAGTATATCGTGATTTCGTGAATCATCGAACAAAGCTGATACCGACGAAAGTACGTTTCAAGAATTTCGGGCATCCGAGCTCAGAAGGTATCGTATTGCAGTACAATCCCCGTAACGGAAGGTATCAGGTTCCGCCGGGAGACATCAATCTGCTGGACAATTCCAACTGGCTGCAACCGCGACAAGACGGTTTCCAGAATGACAATACATGGACTATCGACAGTGATGTACCCTTTTAAAATTATTTCAAAATGATTCATATCGGCATAGACACCGGCGTTAAAACAGGATTCGCCGCATGGAACTCCGAAAAAAGACATTTTATGGAGATCGTTACACTAACGATCACACAGGCAATGGAGAGAGTACTTATTTACCGGAATATCGGCCTTACTACCGGAAGTGAAATCAGGCTGTATATCGAAGATGCTCGTCTACGCAAGTGGTTCGGCAACACCGGGCGGGAAAAATTACAGGGAGCAGGCTCGGTTAAAAGAGATGCGCATATCTGGCAGGACTGGTGTCGAGAGCATGAAATCGATTGCCTGATGGTCGCTCCGAAAAACAATAAAACGAAAATGAACAGCGAGTCGTTCAAACGGCTTACCGGATGGCGGAAAGCCGTATCGGAACACGCACGGGATGCGGCTTGCATGGTGTATGGTAGGTAAAAACATTAAAAACTTTAAAGAGTTATGGAGATTATACAAGTAAAACAATTATTGCCTGGGGATAAATTCTTTTTGTTTTGATTATGAAAAGCAGACGAGCAGAACAGGTATTACAAGCAGCTTCCTTTACCAATGAATACGGCTATCAATATGTTTGTATTGACAGTGCTTATGCAGCCGTCGAGCTTGCCGAGCGAGATGCAGAAAAGGAAATAGCCCACTACCGCAAAGAGTTGGAGGAATCCAAGCAACGCAAAGAGTTAGCCCGCAAGGTAATCAACGACCAGAGGAAGGAGATAGAGAGATTGAAAGCAAGAGCAGAAGAAGCGTTTTGCTTTAAAGAATGCGGCGTAACCTGTTGCGACACAGATGGATGTGAAAACTTAAAAGCATTTCTTCAAAAGCTCGATGAGCAATGAAAATTACCATGCCGAGCAAATTTTCAAAATAGTTTAACCGCCTCCGGGCATAACATTATAAGCTATGATTTTAAGATTTAGAGAAGGTTCCGCGCTTCATGCCGAATTAAAGCGGATGTACGATGTGCGCGAAGCCACGTATAAAGAGGCATGCGACATTATCGAGGAGTTGGTCGGCGAGCGACCGGAAGGATTCAGACACCTATGGGGCTGGGGTTTCACCTGTGCATGGGATCCGTACACGGTCGCATTTAAAGACGGTTTTGTTCCCGATTCCAAATTGATGTCGGAAAATACGATAGTATCGAACCGTGAGCATAAAGCATACAAAGTGCTTAGAACCACCAAAAAAGGCCGGGAAGCGTCGGATAAATTCAAGAAATTCTACAATTCCGTCACCTCCGACGGTCTGGAAAAGTTGGGTTTGCCTCTTCATGCAGAAAGTCGGTATTTCTATTTCATGCCCAGCAAGGATGGAGCCGGGTACTACCTCGCGGTTAGCAATGGTATAACCGATGTGCTGAAAAAGAACGTCGATATCACGATTGAATTAATGTAAAGCGATGAAAAAGATCATGTTTAACGACCGATATGGCCTGACACAAGCGGTAATCGAGGGTCGAAAGACCGTAACGAGACGAGTAGTCGATGCTTCGGGGAAATATTCAAAATTTCGGGTATGGAATCCAGCCATAGAAATGCCCTACGGACTATATGGATACAACGCTGATGGTTGGGTGTACCTTTTTGAACCTTACCGAAGGAATGAAATTGTGGCCGTGGCGCAGCGTTATGAGGATATATATAAAGAGTTAATGGCCGGAGACTTTGGAGATTGTCGTTTCGATAACTTCAAAAATGCCGTAGTATCTGGAACGGCTGGATGGAATAATAAAATGTTTGTCCGCGCCGATCTGATGCCACACCAAATACGAATACTCGATGTTCGTGCCGAACGGTTGCAGGATATAACCAAAGAGGATTGTTTGAGGGAGGGAATTGAATTGATGTCGGTTTATGAAAAACTATGGAGTAAAATGCCAAAACCCATGTATCGTAATCCTGTATATGTCGGATTAATAGAAAGCGATCCCCGCGAAGCCTTTGCTTCGCTCATCGACAAGATCAGCGGACGTGGAACCTGGAATAAAAACCCCGTTGTTTGGAGAATAGAATTTAAACTGGTGAAATAATGACGACTCTACCGCCCATCTGCCGGGCATTGGCAATGGGACTGAATGAAGAATTTGAAAAGATGAAAACACCCCAAGAAGCGGCCAGAGAGTACGCCGAAACATTATGGAATAGAGAATCCACCCTTGAATGGGATGTCAGCCGTGATGCCTGCGAGGAAATCTCGTTCTGAGCGAGATTTCCTCGCAGGCGAAGAGTTTGGTTATCGCAGGGGTTTTGCCGATGCCTGGCGATGGATTCCGGTGAGCGAGCAACTTCCGGAAGAAGGACGGAATGTGTTGGTGAAAGAGGAATCTATATCCCCTAACACCGACGAAACCGCAAAAACAAACATAAAAGGGTATGAATTAGCGGTGTGGAATGGATGTGAATGGCAATTGGAGTACATAGATAAACCGACTCACTGGCGGCTAATCGAACCAGTAAAGAAATAAGAAGATGAAGATTCCGAAGTACAACAAGGGCGACACTGTATATTTTTCAGCGAGGATAAGTAAAGATCGTCACTTCGATATATTCGTAATGACAATCACAAGAGTATACGCCGATGGAAATATATGGCGATACGACATGACGGGTGAAACCTACGAGATACAAGGACTTCCGGAATCCCGAATAACAAACAAATGTATTAAATGATGGATACAAAGTTAACAGTTGACGAAATTCAGATCGCACTTCGGAATAGTGGCATTTGGAATAAGCGGCAGGATATATTCATCCCGAATCTTTCGTGGGGTCTGCTTGACTACGAAGCAGATTTGGTGATAATAACCAAATCGGGATACCTGACCGAAGTAGAGATCAAACGGTCGTGGGAAGATTTCAAAGCTGATTTCAAGAAAAACCATAAACATGATGATCCGCGAGTTTATAATTTTCATTACTGCGTGCCGGAATCAATTTTAGACAGGGTCGTAGATTTTCTACGTGAAAAGTACGGTGCAATATGTCCATCGGTACTTGGTGTGTCAGAGACAGGGAGCATCAGGCGTTACGGCGGCGGTACCCCTCACCGGGGCGGTCGCAAGCTGTTTATTGAAGAACAACTTACTGCCGCCCGGCTTGGGTGTATGCGGGTTTGGAACCTGAAAGAGAAACTTTTAAAACAAAAAGCGAAAAATACATGAAAATCAAAGACATTGTTAACTATCTCATTTACTACCAGGAATGGAGACATGGATATGAATGGCAATTGGAGTACATAGATAAACCTACCCATTGGCGGCATATCGAACTAAAAAATAATGATTATGCGACAAATTAAATTCCGGGGCAAGCGCCTCGATAATGGGAAGTGGATTATAGGATACTATCTTGAAATGGAGTTATGTGACGGATGCGGTCGTTACTCGTATATTAAAGCCGATGGCTACGAACCTATCAAAGTTGATCCCAATACTATCGGCCAGTACACGGGGTTGAAAGACAAAAACGGCAAGGAGATTTACGAGGGAGATATATTGCGTAGCGAAAATGGATATGCCGAACCCATAGGCTGGAGTCAAGATAATGCAGGATTTGCAACAATGGACTTTGCTAACGGGGAATATATTTATGAGATCGACCAGTTTTTAGCATCCCCAAAGACAATAAGTGGCACAATCCACGATAACCCCGAATTACTGGAAGGAGAAGATGATTCGTCTATTAGCCAACCTTCGGGCGGCCCATCGAACGAGTAAATGAATAAGGGTATGAAATACATTTTATTGATTATCACCGGTATTGTTGTGCTTATTATCAGCTATTTCCTTGGCAAACAATCAACCATTAAAACGACGGGAAATATGCAAATGTGGTTTTTGATTTTGTGCTTCTTTGGGACGCTTGGCGGTCTTTTAATGGTCACAATTGGAGTTATTCAGGTGTTTATGATTAACTGATTTGAAATAAAAAACAACATTAAACTATGGAAACAAAAAAATGTCCATCATGCGGCAACGAATTGCCTATTAGCCAATTTTATAAAAATGCGGCAACAAAAGACGGACTTCAGTCTTATTGTAAGGCATGTCTTAAAGCTAAAAGAGACAAAATTATGCCTGGTAGCAATAACGCACTTCGGGACTTCAGCCCGCGCGAATTAATTGCGGAACTCCGTGCTCGCGGATATGAAGGGGATTTGCGCATAGTTCAGAAAATAACAGTTTAATATGAAAGCACTTTTATCCATAATCACCGCCCTACTCGTTATCATCCTGATTCGGGTAGAGCGCATAGCGTACAGGATTCCGGAAATACGGTTTGATTCCATTATAGTCGATCCGCCGCCGGAAATAAAAAGGACTACACCGATTATCCGTTCGGATTGGGATTTATTCATCGAAGCCCTGATCTTCGTAGAAAGCGGTGGCGATGAAAAGGCTTTGAGCAAGGCCAACGACGGCGGCGTATTGCAACTGCGTCCCATTGCCGTAAGAGAAGCGAACCGGATCATAGGGTTCGATGTATTTACCGACTCCGATCGTTTTGACCGTCGAAAGTCAATCGAAATATACGAGACGATACAAGAATACTATAATCCGGAAAGATCGTTCGAAAAGGCCCTAAAAATACATAATCCTAACGGGGGAAAGGTATATCGGAACAAAGTAATGAACAGATACAAACAGTTAAGAAATGGTAACGATTAAAACGCTTGCAAAGAAATTAGAGATTGCCGAAATCAGAATATGGTATTTGATCCGGCAGCGGATTATCAAATCAGTAGAAAAGAACGGCGATATCATGGTGGACGAGTCAGACGTGGCCGCATATCTGAAAAAGCATCCCGCCATGTTCGATAAGTGGAAAGGCGATTATGAGTATTGCCGGACGCACAAAATTGTCATATAAAAAACAGGGACTCCCCTCCGAAGGTTCGCCCCTGAAACGTCCGCCCGACGTTATTCAAAGGTACGAATTATTTATTGAAAAACAATATGGCGACACCTTCAGTAAAAAGAAGACGAGGCGGCAGACGTGACGACTCGACAGTAAACATCGGTTTCACAAGAAAAGAACTTATGGACGAACTTCGGAGGGTCGAGTTTTATTGCAAGATGATCGACAGACGGGAGCGGATCCGGCGACGCCGACAGGAAAAATAAGTTTGCATAATGTTCCGGACCTGCTGATCTTTGCGAAAACAGATTATTCTATGAGCGGAACGTCTGATTTACTTCGGGAGATAGCCGATATGCTGGACGCTGGATTTTTCAAGCACATAACCGAGGAAGATCTGGATAAAGCAAAAGCGGTGATTATGGCATTCATGGGGAATGTTAAGGTGGATTACGAGCAAGCGAAATCCATTACCGGCAAGTCCGATTCCGCTTTTAACGCGAAGGTTTCCCGGTCTGGGATTCCGGTATACAAGGAAAGGCTTTACAGATATAGCGACATGGTCAAGATCAAGAATAAAGAGGTTTGATTGTTCGTTGCGGGCAATGATTATTGATAATGCCCCATAGCGGATATAACAAGTACCTCTACTGTATCTGCATCTATCCGGTATATCAATCTATGTTCCGAACTTAACCGTCGAGACCAAAAGCCGCTATATTCATGTTTGAGTTGTTCAGGGTTGCCTATTCCCGTTTCGGGATGATCTTCAAGCTCGGATAAAATACGATCTATGTGTTTGTTTATTGCTTTGTTTCCGCTTTTACGATGAGCACAAATATCCTTACTCGCATTCCGGCTTATGCTTATTTTATATTTTCCCATTCTTTTCGTGCTTCTTCAAGTGATATAAATTCCGTTTTGCCAGCTTCATATTCCTTGATACGCCGGGACAGTTCGGCGATATTGCGCGGATCGTCGAACCAGGGATCGCCTGAAGGAGAGGGATTAAGACTGATACCGTCTAACGACTAACTCAATAAGTTTACGCCCACGCTTTACGAATACGCGGGTATGTTCGGCCATATCAAAGTATTTCTTTTGGTTGGCTCGGAGTTCCGAAGGACTAATCGTAATTGCATCCATAATCTTTTTTCATTTGTACGCACTTTTGTACGTTTTATTGTACAAATATAATGCCTTTTATTGACGGGTACAAATTTGAGTGGGTTTATTTGATAATTAAATTTGTATTATCTATGGTTCGATATGCTATTATACATGCAGAAACACAGGGCTGAATCAAACTGATTTTTTGCAATTAAAAGTCTGTTAAACAGCTGTTTCATACTATTATGCAAAGGGATGGTACGGTGTGCCGTCCCTTTCTATTTTTGTTCCATAGCTATCGGGAACGGCCCCACGTAAGCGGGTCGAGAATTAATAATCAATCAATAACTATGGACAAAGATATTTTTATGTTCGGTGACGGAGGGTCGAAGGGATCCGACATCATGGCGATGATTCCGGCACTGATGCAGAACAAGGGCATGGATCCGAACCTGGTGGCGGCCCTGATGAACGGGAACAGCAATCGCGGAGCCTGGGGCGGCGACGGTTGCTGGTGGATCTGGATCATCCTGCTGTTCTTCTGTTGGGGCGGCTTCGGCGGCAACGGCTTCGGTAACAACGGCGCTAACGGTCTTCCCGCACAATTAAGCAACGACTCGGGACGGGAATTGCTGATGAATGCTATCCAGGGTAACGGCGCGGCGATCAATCAACTGGCCTCCTCGTTGAATTGTTCGACTTCTCAGCTTCAGGGTGCAATTTGCAGCCTTCAGGGATCGGTGGACAAGATCGGCGGCCAGATTGGGATGAGCGGACAGCAGATCATCAACTCCATTCAGTCGATGGGGTGTCAGATCGGCAACCAGATCGCCGAATGCTGCTGCAACGTCCGCCAGGACATCGTGAAAATGGGCTACGAAAATCAGCTTGCAACCATCAACCAGACGAACACGTTGCAATCGGCGGCCAACACGCAGTTCAACATCATCGGTGCGAAGATCGACGCACAGACGCAGATCATCAACGATAAATTCTGTTGGTTGGAAAAAGCCCGCTTGCAGGATCGCATCGACGAACTCAGCCGCGAGAACTCACAGCTTGCTACGGCAGCCAGCTTGCAGTACCAGACTGCGAATATCGTCAGCCAACTCAAAGCCCCGGCACCGGTTCCGGCTTACATGGTTCAGAATCCGAATTGTTGCTACACGCCTACGGTGGCCGTTGCTTCGTCTCCGTTTTGCGGATGCGCTGCGAATGCCGTAATCTAAGCAAAAAGGAGGTGATTATGTATCCAAGAGCAGACTTTAGAGTTGTTTTTCCGGGATCGTTTATCCCCAGAGTGGATGTAGGCGGGATTTATGAACTCCGGACTAACGCAGTACAGATTACCGATGCTTCGGTGGACTACGGGATTTCCCCTATCTGTTACAATGCTTTGCCATGCAAAAGCGTGGTCTTGCTCAGTGTACATGCAGATGCGCCGGCGGGAGGCGAGTCCCTTCCGGTAACAATCGCAGTGCCGAACAACGGCCAGTCTACGGTTTCCAGTGCCGATACTACCACGGGAACAACGAAAATTCCGGTAGTAGATAGCAAGAACAGTAATGTCACGGGAGCCGATGTTACGGGGAGCACCGAACGCCTTGCCTATATCGATAAGCGAAACGGCATAATCCGTTTTCTGGAATTTACAGCAAGAGCGGCCCCCGCGCCGACTGCATCCGCTGAACCTGCAGCAAGTAAAAATTCAAAGTAAAAAAAAAACGAAAGCGCAGGGAGGCAATCCCCCTGGGCTTTCCTAAAAATTAAAAATCATGTTCCAAAATTTGAGAAAAGGATCATCTGTATATGTGCTCGACACACGGGAAACTCCGAAATTCTATACGGCGGCTGTCAAGGAGGTCGGCGTGCCGTACTATCCGCAGCCGACACCCGGACAACTGACGCCCTTCCAGCAGCAGTACATCAATATTACTATTGAGAACAACGAACCCTGGGGAGTGCCGGTTAATCTGGATGTCGTATCGAAGGATGGGCTTACCGTCTCCATGACGCGCGAAGGTCTGATGCCAGCTATCACAGCGGCGCAGAAAGAGAGTTCGGATATCATCAATTCGTTCGAACGTCACAAAGCGAACCTGGCAGCCTACGATCAGATTTTAAAGGATCTCGATCCTTCCTATGCGAAAGCGAAGGCTCAGGACGAAGAGATCAAGCGTCTGAACAACGAATTGAGCGAAATAAAGAGTATCATTCGTTCGGTTCCGAGCCTGGAGGATATAAAGGGCCTTTTCGATAAACAAGGAACACCAAAAACAGCTAAATGATTATGAGTTGGAATGGTATGGTAATCGGACGCGCTCACGGAGGCAGCGAACGAGAAGACGTGGATTATATGCTCGATGAAGCCTATGAAAAAGGCCGCGAGGATATGCGTCGAGAAATGATGGACAGCGGTCGATATGGAGATCGTTCAGACTATCCGCGCGGGGACTATGAAATGCGCCGCATGGATGGGGAGGGCTACGGAGATCGCCGCGGAGTCAAGGGTACCGGGCCGTATGCCGGTGAATACAGGCGTAGAAGGTATTAGGTTATGGGACGGCTTGATGTTTACGAAGCATTGCCGGAAGGTATGAGAGAATACCTCTCCAATCACGGCTGGCATTTCAGTAAAAAGCTGGCCGAGTATGCAACCAACCCCCAGAGGATGAAGAATACCGACGGCACAAGTCATCATTGGGATCACGAGCAGGTAAAACAGGCCCTCGAACGTAATGGAATTACAATTGAGAAAGCGAAGGGATACGACTGTATGTACGTCGCTAATATGGCCTATTCGGACTTTTATCCGAAACCTTTAGCCTCGGAAGCTGCCATTTTGCAGTATGTGAAGGCTTACATCGATGATCCGGACGGCTATGACGGCATCGCACTTACCCGGTACTATGCGGATTGCATAGGAAAGGGGGAACCTATTGCCTGGGAAGAATTTCTGTAACCGGCGGGGCACTCCGAATCATGTCGGAGTGCCCTTATTTTATTCAAATTAAATATAAAGATCATGGAAGAAGTAGAATTGAAACAGTATATCCTGGATTATTCCAAATCCATAGCTAAAGGCGATGACGATGTGCTTGAAATAGCCGGACGTGTGTCCGACTTCATTGAAGGGAAAGAAGATAAGTGCAAAAATTGTACGCTCGTGCAGTGGCTTTGGCTGATTTTGTATCTGAACGTCGATGTCCTTTGGGGCAAGGACGATCAACCTAAAAAGACGAAGAAATGAACGAGTATGCCCAAAGATTATTAGCCGGTGAAAGCCTCCGGTCGGTCATCGGCAGCATGTCCCCCAGCGATCATCAGCGGTTATTGGAGTATGTCGACAAGGAAGCTACTTTCTTACCCAGGTTCGTACGTCGGAAGATGTGTAAGCGTATAAAAAAATATATCGAAGAATGATTACCGCAGAGGTACGCATACGCAAATACGATTGGAAGATAAGAATATATCTTGCCGTTACTTGCTACTATACGGACGAGATTATGGACTCCCTATCCCGGATCGGATGCCCGCCCGATATTATGAACAGGGCCTACAATAATATGACCCAATGTGCACTGGATACGGGGTTGACTTATTCAAATTCGCACCGGTCGGTTATGGTCGTAGCCCGGAGTTCGTCGCCGGCGCAATTCTTAAACTCGTTCGAGCACGAATTAAGGCATTTGACCGATCACATCGCCGCTGCCGAAGGGCTTAAGATAGGCGGCGAAGATGTTGCTTACCTGACCGGCAATCTAAATTCCCTGCTATGGGAATATATACACCCTTTTGTTTGTTGTAAATGTAAAGACTATTGATATGAACAACGAAGGAGATATTTGCGCTTATGAAGCGCAGGATCGGGACAGTAAAATAAAAGAGTTACTCAAAGACCTGGAATCAGAATTACCCCAGCCTAAATTCGAACAGATAAAAGAGGAACTGCTTCAGGTTTTAGAGGGGTAATTGCGGGGGTAAAATACCCCCGCAACCCTTCTCTCCAAATGTGTGATAAGTTCGGAGATGCGCGTTTTCTCTGCCATCGATTGTATGGCATTTGCAATAGGATGAAAGAGCTAAATTAAGCGCATACTTTCCCCGTGTTATTCTTTCCCTAAAGGTGCTATTTTTTTTCGAAACTATTGCATAATGCGCCGGACGTACTGACCTTTGCAATATAAGGTTTTACACCTATGTTTCAGGAGATATCGGAACTTAAATACGTGAAGTTCGTAAAGCGGGACGCCATCGAAAAAGAGGCTCTGTTGAGCAAGCCTAAATTTTCGGATATGTCGTTGATACCCCTACTTTATGACGAGTTCAGGCGAATTGTCGCCGATGATAAAAGTCAGTCTAAACAGTCCGGTCGCCTGAAGAAACAATTCGTATTCATTATCCTATACCTGTACTCTCCTGCAACGCTTGCCGGCGGTAAAATACGTACAGGTGTTCGTAATGAACTTCAGAAGTTATTTCGATACAAATCCCCTACAGCGATCAGCAATATCGGGGCAAGTGCGGCATTCTGGTATTCTCAATATCGGCATTTCCGCAAACAGGTGGAGTCGGTATTTATTCGGCTCATGGAGTGGCATAACGATAGGATAAAAACGGATAGTTAAATGGCGAAGGGATTGACGATAAAACAGGAGAAGTTCTGTAACAAATACCTCGAATGCGGTAACGCGTCCGAGGCGTATCGCTTTGCCTATGACTGCTCGAACATGAGCGAAGAAACGATTTGGAAAAGGTCAGGAGAATTACTTCATAACGGGGCAGTAACGGGGCGGATAGATTATCTCAAGA